GCATCTTTTTGAGCGTCCTTATCTAAAGCTATATATATTTTTTGTACCTGTGAGGTAACAATCTTCTTCATTAATTCTCTCTGGATATGCTTGCCTAATAGTGGTATAGCATTTCGTTTTACAGCCAAAGCATCAAACATACCTTCAACCAAAACTAGTGGAGATGACCAATTGATAAACAATTCAAATGGCACTACATCTTTACTCATTGGTGGGTGTTTATACTTAACAGGACTATGCTCATTGAAGTTACGAGCTACGAAGTAATTTAGCGTTCCCTCGTGGGAATACGACGGTATTATGATCATCTTGTCATAGACACCGCCATCGCAATAACCAATATTGTAGCGCAGTATATCCGCTTTACTTACGTTACGACGTTTTAAGTAAGATATAGCTTGTCTTCCAGTCATATCGCCTTTGGATATGTCTACAAATGGTTTAAATTCTTTAGGTAATTTAACTGCCTCAGCTGGTTTGATATTATCTCTATAATCTCTATAGGATACATGCTTTTTAATTTCAGCAATCTTATCGTCAGGGGCTTTAGCTTGTTTAAGTAAGGTAACTAGATTTGTACCTTTTTTATTACATACCCAACAGTGCCATGGATTTTTCTGTCCATCAGTAAAGTTAACCTCTAATTTTGGTTTAGAGTGATGGCAAAACGGACAGTGGTAGGCTTGATTGCCTCTAGCTGTAGATTTACCTGCTCCTAAAACGGAGTTAACTATGTTTACTAATAGATGATTTATCATAGGGGTGAATATACAACCCTATTTTTGGGACTCAAAGTCTTTTGTGTAGAACTTACCGAGAATGTTATCGTTGAAAAAATCGTTTGGGTTCTCTAATACCTCGTAGATAAATTGTGCTTTTGTTTCCTCGTAAGTTAATAACTTTTTTGAGGTAGCCAAAGTTAAAATTTCACGTTTGAAATTCTCTATAGGTTCGTTCTCTAGTAAGTTTGTTAGGACTTTATTTGAACCCCAATAGGTTTGCCAATCGCTTTCTTTTACTACTTGTTTGTATGATGGTTTTCTACCTTTAGTACCTTCATATAATGCTAAATCTTTTTTAGTTAATTTAGCTTTACGAGTAAATTTAACGAATTTCTTTCCTATATAAACTTTACCACTTGGAATGTGGATTACTCTATATACGAAACCGAATGTTGATGGGGGAAATGACTCTAAAGAAGTCATTTTTTCCCCTTTATATAACCAATTATCCATGTTTATCTGTCTATGTTTATGAAAATAGTAGTATCAGTTGTTCTCGATATTGGGAGTGGTTGAGACAACTTTCCAACTGCAAGTAAATTTTGAGCATCATCATATAACCCAACGGTGCTAACGTAAGGGGAGAAAAATGAACTTGTTACAAAACCATAAACTGTACCATCTGTAGATCCTGAGATTATAGATGGGTTTTGGGAAAAATTAAATTCGAATTCGTTTATTGTAGATTTATATTGTGTTTCGTAAATATCAAATGAACTAGAAAATGAGCAGGTAATATTAGTAGCATTTATGAAATTAACTATGGGAAGCGATTTAATATTCTGATTTGTTAGGATTGTTAAACCATGTGAATAAATAATATTACCCACTACTGTACTTCCTGATATTATATTACCATTACCATCATCTGTAAATGATACTCCATTAGTATTATCTTCCCAAACAAAAGATTTAGGTTGAATATAGTCCCCGTATAAACGTGAAGGAATAGAAAATACTGCTATATTCTCATTTGAACCTGTAGGGAAAAATCTATTCTGTGTAATTGTAGATTGTAAGTAATTTTCATACCTACCTGATGAATTTGGGTTACCTACAAACACATCACCATCTTCATTTTCTCCAGGAAATAAACTTTGGGTTTGAAGAGGGGAACCGTAAGAAGATGTTAAAAAATTAGAATAATATAACTCTTTAATTGAATTATATATTAATTCTGGGTCTTGAGTTCCTACAGAAGCATTCCCCGTAGGGGTATTAGACCCTGAAATGAATACTTTTGATTGAATGTTAGTACCTAGGAACTTTCCTATTTGAACATTACTATCATTAAGTTCAGAAGAAGGAAAGGAGAACCCCTTATTTACTCTAAAGGGTTCTACTATTAAGTCCTGTGATAAAAGTTGTTTGAATGCGCTCATTCATTTAAAAGTCTAATTTAACTCTAACTAAAGCTTCTTTTGTAAAATCTTTTTCTAATGGTTTTGACAATTTAGCTACTGCTAACAACTCATTAGTATCATTATACAAACCTACAGTTGTAATAAATGTTGTAGGTGAATTGATAAATAATGGATATAATACCTCACCCGTTGAACCCGAAATAAATGATGGATTTTCAGAATAATTAAATTGTGAACTTCTTGGTCTTACAAATACGAAATCTGAAGTAATTGTTTCTTCTGAGTTTGCTGTAAAACTAGATGTAATAGCAGCATATATAATATTTGGATTTGGGTTTGTAGTTAACGTAAGTGCACTTGTTGTATTCTCATCTAAACTAACACCCCCATCAGCAAAATCATTACGTAATGCTTGAGGATTTAAAATATAAGTAGCAATATCTGGTAAAAATAAACCATAGGAACCTGAATCAGTACTAAATCCTTCATTATTTTTACCTGTAAATACTGTACCAGCAGAACCCGAAACTAATTGAAATACTCTACCTGCATCATTAAATACAACTGAGGATACCACTTGGCTATTATCTGTTAAAGAAATAACACCAGCACTTCCTGAAATCTCTAATGTAGTTGAACCAGGCATTATGGATTCTTTATATCTACTTCTTTCTGTTGAAATCGCCCAAAAGGATTGTGATACAGCATTTGTAACTCCACCAAAAACAAAATCTGCATTTTCATCACCTAATACTAGAGTACGGTATTGTCCATAAATTGTTGAAGATGGTGATTTACCATCTACATCCAAATTATAAGCAATACTACCACTTCCATCTTGATTCCCATAATTAACAGCAAATTCTAAAGATGAAGTTGCAGCATTTGAAAATACGTTTAAATAATAATCACCTGAGTTACCTGCAGCTTGGGTAGATGAGGTAAAAAATGTTGTTAATGTTGGGATTTGACTATTAGTCCACAAACCAGCTGTAATGCTGTCAGCGGATACTACAAAATCGTCTGCTTCTAATCTATTAAATGACATAATTAGGATACTTTAGTTATGGTGATTGGTACTTGTAATCTTGCACCACTATCTCTACCTACAACTGTCATTGTAGCATATAATGCAGTGTTAGCACCAAATAATGTATTAACTGTAGTTGCTCTAAGGTTAATTGTTGTACCTACTACTGTTGCTGATACGTTAGTACCTAATGTAACAGTTGAATTAACATTTAATGCATCTGTTGAGGGTGTATCAATACCAACACCTTCAAAAGTAGATAATAATCTAACATCTGAGATAGTGGCAGTATAACCTGAAGCTTCGTTCTGGTTACCACCTAAATAATTTAGAGTTTGTGGAGTAATTGCTAATGAAGCACCTTGTCTAATTACGATTGAAGTATAACCTACATCTAAGATTGGCATCTTAGCAGTACCACGTGGTAAAGTAGTAAGTTTATATTTCATAATTTGAGTCTCATCAGGAAATGCTTCTAATAGAGGCATGTTTTCAATAGCTTGACCGTAGTAAGCTGAACCTGAAGGGTGAGTTGGATTATAAAGTGTATAATCTATTTCATCATCTGCTAATGCAAACTGTGTGATACGGAATGTACCATCGTTTTTAGCAAGTAATTCTCTACCCTTTGTTGTAAGGATAGCATCTACTGTTACTACTGAATTATTTAAGTATCCCATTGTTTAATACGTATTTTGTTATAAATATATGATTATTTTAGCTTTATGCCAAATTATAGTTTAAATTAAATTGTCTCTTGTGAGTTCTTGAAGTATACTATCTACTTTTTCTTCTGTTTCTCCGTAAAAGTATTCTGGTGTGAGAACCCCAGTTGAAGTACCACCAGATGGTTTATCTACTTCTAATATTAAGTATGAAGGATCTGTTACATATCTTCTGTGTAAGAACCAATTCATTTGAGTATTAGTAAGATTAACATTTCTATCAAAGACAATATGAGGTGGGGATTGGTTGTTTTTTACTTCAACTACAGTATATGTTTGTGTTTCTGTACCTAAAAATCTAATTTCATCACCTACTTGAACATTAAAATCAAATGTTATTGGATTAAACCCACTACCTGAGACGTTTTCTTGTCTTTGACCATATACATCTAATAGTGCATTAGGTTTTATAATTTTAGTTTGGTTTACTGATCCTACTAATTGCCAATAATCTAATGCAGAATTTGGAGCAGTTGCGGATGGTCCTACACTTCCAATTCCTGGTGGGGGTGTTTGAATAACTTTAAAATATGAGTTTGTAGAAACATTTACAAATTGACCTTGACCTCCACTTGTAGTATCTGTTACTTGTACTCTGTACTCATCTGCAGCTAACGAATTTTGATCTGTGAAAGTTAATGACACTGCATTTGTAACTCCAGGGGTAATTATTTGACCATTCTGGCTAACATTAACAAAACCTGCCCCACCTGTTTTCTTTTGAATAAAGAAAGTAGCATTGGAGCCATTGAGAGATCCAATTTCATCTTCTATATAAGCTTCAAATGTTAAAGTAGTAGGTAATGGTGTTGTTCCTGATGCCGCCGTATTAGTACTATAAACATTAGCTGCAAAAGTACCGCTAGTACCTAGATATTGGTTATTAAGAGATAAGATTCCTACATTTTGAAGAATTGCTGAATTAGCATATGCTATTAATCTAAAATCAGTAGTTGCTCCTCCTTGTTGGTCACCTTGAACAAAATTTAGTATAGAAACAAAACCCCCAGGTTCTGTATCAGATATACTAGCAGTTTGGGAATATGTAACTGGCTGTGGTATCTGACCACTTTTAAATATCTTATGTTTACCCTCTAAATTAGAAAATTGAGAAGTAGCACCTTCTTTATCATTAAAACTTAAAATAGCATTTGAATCTTGTTCAAAATTTTGTTGTACTATACTAAGGTTAATACCATCGGAATCATTAATAGGTTCAATTACGTTTCCATCTTCACCTATATAATATCTAACGTTTACTGCACTTCTATCTTCTATCTCATTACCCCATTCAGGAGAAGTACCTCCTACCCAGTTAAAGAATGCAAAATAGTATCCTTCACTTTGTACTACAGGTAACTGACCAAAACCACCTTCTACTGATAATTCATTAAAACCCGGAGATGTTGATTTAGCTCCTAAATAATTACGTCTTAAAATTGGTGTTGATTGGTAATTGTAATCTTGAACAAATGCTTTTGGTAAATCACCACCTTGTTGAGAAGCACTAATTATAACT